GATAGAAATAAAAGAAACACCAGTCAAGATATATGACATTGAAAAAAAAGAACTCATTGCCACCTATCCGAGCCAAAAGAGAGCAGCAGTAGAATTGTTTGCAGGAACAAAGGCAGGTTTGTGCAAGATTAGAGATTTAGTTTCTGGCAGGATAAGAAAATCTTATTGTCCAAAACTTGATATATATATTACGGCAAGATATGCTTAAATTTGCACAATGGAATTAAAAGAGTTAACGATTGAGCAGTTGATGGAACTGAAAAAAGACCTTGAATGGCAGTTGAAACAAGTACGAAAAGAAATAAGAATAAAAGTATATGGCAAGAAAAATTAAATGGCTGCTGATAACCGCATTGATTGTGTGGGTTTATTTTAGTTTAACCTCATGCGCTGCATACAGGGAAAGGATGCAAAAAAAATATTGCACTCCAGATACACTTAAAGTAATGGTGCATGATACAATCAGGACAGAAACAGTCAGGACCGACACCATATTCCATGAATCTGTGGATTCTGTTACTATATTTAAGGACAAGTTAAAGATTGTTTACAGAAAGGTAAGGGATTCGATATACATAAACGGAGAATGTGAAGGCGATACAATATACATCAGCAAAGAGATAAGCGTTCCTATGCAAAATAAACGGCCTTCATTCTGGCAACTTGCCAAAGAGTATAGATTTCCGTTGCTGCTTATCTTTGTTTTGGGTGTATTTGCAGGGTTTTACCTAACAAAAAAATAAAATTATTGTCTTTGATTATCAAGCAGTTACATATTTTTTGCTCTTTTTTATAATAATACTATTGTATTTTAAATAAATCTATTTATCTTTGCTTCATCAAAACAAAACAATATGAGAACATTTAAAAAACTTATCAGCTACTCCTTCAGCGCAGTCCTATGGTGGGCAGCCATATATGTAGCAAGTAACTTGGAAACAATTATAACCATTATAACCAAATGAGCAATAGAAAAAACCAAACTTTCCATCTGGATAAGAGAATGCCAGATGCTCTGCAAAGATTGCAGCTAAAATTAAACAGTCAGCGACTTGCCTCTGAAGGTGTAATAACCCTAAGCGACCTTGTTGAAATAGCTATCATTGAAAAACTAAAATCGGAAGGGATAAAGCTATGAAACAAATCAGCGAGTTTATGGCGAAACTTGATGCTATGGATAGTGTTATGTTATTAGCCTTAGTCATTGGGTATGTGTTTATCTGCATATCTGCAATCAAAGGTTTGTTTGATATAGATGACAAAGATGAATTTAATAAAGGGAGGGGTGCATTATGAAAGTATATTCATTCGCACATTACGGACAAACTCCGATTGATATTGGTGCAAACACCTTAGTTGAGGCAAAACAGATTCTTGCAGATGAGTATGCCTATGCTGCCGACTTCCAGTTGCAAGCTATTGATGGCAAACCACTCAATAAGAACATTGAGCAAACGCAGGAACTTTATAACATTGTTGGATTTTTGGGTGCGACTGCCAAATATGATAAGGAACTTCCGACATGGTATAGAATTAAAGCATTAGAGAGACTTATTGCGGTGTTTGATAACACCAATATGATGCACTGGGTTGAGGATTGGGAAACAGAACTTTTAAAACTGAAAAAACTATGATTGAGATAATCGACACACACACCGACAAGGCCTTAATTGAAGTAGAATACTGCGTTAATGGAGGCGATTTGCAAACCTGTATGATTCCTGTATGGAGGATTGAAGATTACTACTACACTAACCCGATTAATTGGATAGAGGATAGATTTGAGCCAAGCGGATTGCACATCCAATATTCTGGAAGCATCCCATTTGATGAGTTAGATATGCGACAATATGAGGATATTATCAGGCAATATATGGAAGATGGTGGTGAGATAACTCCTGTATAAATTTGTTTAATTAAATAATATTATTATATTTATAAAAACTATTTAAAAATTATGAAAACAACTCCACTTTACGAATTAAAAAAAATCCAAACAGACTTTCCAAAAGTAAAAATTACAAACAGCAAAATATCTGCTGATTTTATTAAACAATTTTATAATAATGATATTGAAATTTTTGAAAGTTTTTTTGTACTTTTATTAAACCAAGCAAATTTAACAATAGGTTATGCTAAAATATCACAAGGCGGGATAACTGGAACAGTGGCTGATGTTAGGTTGATTGCTAAATACACAGTTGATAGTTTAGCAACACAAGTAATAGTAGCACATAATCACCCAACTGGAAATTTATTACCTTCACATGCTGATATTGAAATTACAAAAAAAATTAAACAAACATTAAATATTTTCGATGTAAATTTACTTGACCATTTGATTTTAACTGCTGACAGTTATTATTCATTTGCCGATGAAGAAAAAATTTAACTAATGAAAAACATGAAAGACTACAAAGATTGGCCTGCCTTGTGCATCCATATCGGACCACCCAGAATAACCATCAAACATAAACCTCGCACATCCACTCATTGTGTAGTGATAACACAAGATGGATATGATGAAGTAATTATGCGAGATAATTTCAAAGCAGCAGAAACAATTTTCAATAAACTCATAAATACAATAACCCTTAAATAAAATAAATTATGCCAATTAAAGCAACAAACAAAGGCGGGTCTAATTACGAACCCGTATCCGCAGGAACTTACCTTGCAAGATGTTATTTAATGATTCACATTGGAACAATCGAAGAAAACATTTTAGGTCAGACTAAAAAACTCAACAAAGTACGCATCACATGGGAACTACCTAATGAAAGGAAGATTTTTAAAGAAGAAAATGGTGAGCAACCTTATTCAATCAGCAAGGAATTTACCCTGAGCATGAACGAGAAGGCAACGCTCCGTAAGTTCTTGGAATCTTGGAGAGGCAAGGGATTTACAGAAAAAGAAAGTGAATCTTTTGACGTAACGGCATTACTTGGCAAACCATGTTTGCTATCTATTATCCACAAGACCGCTAAGAACGGAAATACTTACGCTGAAATATCAAGCGTTAGCACCTTACCAAAGGGTATGACTTGTCCAGAACAGGTTAATCCATCATTTGAGTTTAATTATAACCCTTTTAACTTAGAAAAATTTGATAGCCTGCCTGACTTCTTAAAGGACAAGATGAAGCAATCAGAGGAATATAAGTTTGCTATTATTCCGCATGTAACAGAATCTATTGCCTCGCAATCTATGGATAATGAAGATGCAAATGATTTACCTTTTTAACTATGAGCAAAGACTTATTCATGCAGGAACGGGAGAACGAGCTACTCCCGCCTGCTACAACAGAGAACGATGTTATTGACTACATCACTAACCTTAGCTTTCAGGTAGCGGAAGGCAAGCGCAATGCACTTAAAGCCTACATATCAATTAAACGCATAGCTGAATTATCCGCAGGCGTTATCAAGGAAATACAGGAATACGCTATTGACGAGGCTATGAAGTACGGAGAGAAGAAGTTTCAAGAAGCAGGAGCAATGGTAGAACTAAAGAGCGCAGCAGGCAAATGGGATTACGCCCACATTCAAAGCATAGCAGCAACCGAGCAGAGGTTAAAGGCTCTGAACGAAATAGCCAAGCAAGCGTACAAGTTAGGCACGGAGATTCCTGACCCTCAAACTGGCGAGATGATACCACCTGCACAATTTACAGAAGGAAAACAAACCATAGCAATTAGTTTTAAGATATGATACTTGTACCTGCACAACTTGAAGGCGTGGCTACACGCAAAGACAAGACCCTTAAACTAACCTTTGGAACGCATGAACTTGGAGAGGGAGAAGGCGGTAAGCTATTAGCCCTTAACAATTCCTTTTGTTTTTTAGCTATAAAGCCCGAAACATTTACTCCCACAGAAAAGGAATTAATGGAACAGATAAAGGCTGATATGCTAACTAACACGGCAAAAAGCCCCTCTCAAAGATTGCGTGCCGTTATATTTCTTAATTGGCAGCACAATAACGAGGGTTACGATAAGTTTGATAGTTACTACATAAATAAAATGGAATCATTTATAGAACATTTAAAAAATAAATTATCATAACATTAAAAAAAAAATTAATATGAACTACATCTATCAAGTAATGGCTCAATCTGATATGATTATCAATGCCAATGATGAAGTAAAACGAAACCATATTGTGAGTGCAGTTGCTAACCATTACGGAGTTACTGTTGCAGATATGAAATCGCCATCCAGAAAACGTGAGTTTGTTATGGCAAGGCAAATGGCAATGTATATAATCAGGGTATGCACATCGTATTCTCTAAAACAAATCGGTGAGCATTTCGGAGGCAGAGACCATTCAACTGTTCTTCATGCAACTGACTACATAACCAGTATGCCCAAGCATGACCAACAATACAAAGACATATCCTTTTTTTTAAATAAATTTAACCTTTACAAAAAATGAAAACCGCAAAAAAATCAAAACCCAGTTTCACCTCAGATGTGTTGAAACACTTACAAAGACACGGAAGCATCACCAACTTGCAGGCCATTGAACGCTATGGCAGTTGGAAATGTTCAGCGAGAATTTCTGACCTTCGCAGGGCAGGCTATGAGATAGCCACTAAGTTGGTCAAAGTTAAAACACGCTACGGCAAGGAAGTTGAAGTGGCGAAATACATTTTGAAAAGAAAGTAAAATCAATGCCTGCTGGGCTTCGGCTCGGCAGGCTTAAAAAAAACTGAAATGAAACAACTAAAAGAAACTTTATATCCCATTGTAATATTGGTGCTAAGTGTTATACTTGCATATCAATATGGAATGAATCAGGCACAAAGTAGCCTAATTAGGCAACTTGATTGCGACAGGCACTATCAGGATTCTATAATTATAAACTTACTCAACAATGGAAAATGAACTTACAACCGCATGGAATGAATATATTGCTATGCGAGTAAAAATGAAAAAGCCTTTAACACCTTATGCCGAGCAACTGGCAAAGAAAAAGCTAATCCAATTAAGTGCAGGTGATATGGAACACGCAATCGAGATTCTCGACCAATCGACATTCAACTGTTGGTTGGGATTGTTTCCAATAAAAGACCGCACCAAGTCAATCAATTCTGCAACCGCTCAACTAATGAAGGAGTATTTGAAATGAACACCGAAATAGTCCGCACCAACCCAGTAAGGCATATAGCCATTACAGATATAAAACCTCAACTCCTCCTGCTTGTTTCATGGGCCTATAAGTTTATGAACTTTAAGACCACAAAAGAGGATTTGGATTTTGTGGTGAGCAACCTTGCACATTGCGTAAAGAGTGATTTCGCAAACATGACCTTAAAAGAGGTATCAGAGGCTATCCAGAATGGAGTTAAACTAAAATATGGCGATTTTGTGGGTGGGTTATCAACCTCAAACTTTGTATTTTTCCTGACTAAATACAATGAGCATAAACAAACTATTGCAAAGCAGGCTAAGGTATATGTGCCTAAACCGACAATCGAGCCTACAAACGAAGAAAAACAGGCGATAATAGAGAAATCCATTGCAGCCTGCTATGATAACTATAAACGAACTGGCAGCATTGTTGACTTTGGCAATGTGGTATGTAAAGAATTAATCAAGCAAGGCAAGATTGCATTTAATCCTGCAAGGTTTAATCAAATATGCGAATATGTGCAGATGAGGTTAGATGCTGAATTAAACACTCGGCTAAATAAAACCTCATTAATATCAGAAGTGCGAAGCATTAAATTTGAAATTAAAATGTTAAATATGGGCAACAAACAGAAAGATGTAGAGGCAGAGGCTTACAATGAGTTGTTGAAACAACATTATGCAACGGCACATCCGTAACTATCTTGCCTCAATAGGTGCAGATGAATCAACACGCATAAGATGTGAGGTCTGCAATGCCCTTGCCGTAGATATTCACCATATTATTCCACGTTCCAAGTTTGGCAGCAAACGCAAAGAGGAACAAGATGCACCAGATAACCTTATCGCATTGTGTAGATTATGCCACGAAAATGCGCATAAAAACTTATTAACAAAGGAGTATTTATTTTCGATTAATAGAAAAAGATTTTAATTTTGTTATCGGTGAACAACCGAGAGCATATAATTCACAGAATCACAACCGATAAAAATTTCAAAGAAATCTGTAAGCGGATAAACAATAATTATGCTGATGACATATTCCAAGAGGTTTGCGTTGAGGTGTTGGAAATGCCAGAGCATAGGTTGCCTGATTTAAAGTTTTTGAACTTTTGGTTTTACAGAGTAGCATTTAATATCTTCAGCAAGCGAGGTAAGTTAGGCAGCATTATCCATAAACCACAGATTGACATTAAAGCATTTCAAACATCAGAGCAAGAAAAAGAAAACCTCATCCGTGAGGCAGAAAAGTTTATGCTCAATCTATCCGAGTTTGAAAATAGGGTTGTGTTGCTTTACAACCAGTTAGGTGATATGAAGAAAGTACAACGAGCCACAGGCATAAGTTATTCAGCACTCCGAATGGTTAAAGAAAAAATAAAACAACTCCAATGAAAGTATTAATCATAACCCAATACCCTAAATTAAGCGGTGTGGATTATCACAGGCTATGGATTCCTCATGGAAATATGGGAAAAAATCATGCAGTTGAGATAAGTCAGGTAAACGAAATCGACACGGCAGAAATAGACTTCTTGCAAGCACATGATTTGGTTGTCGCAAACAGGTTCATAAGTAAGACAGGCAATCAGGAAGGGGTTATCTTAAAATTAAAACAGGCAGGTGTTCCGTATATACTTGACTTAGATGATGACTATCGCATTCCCGAATGGCATGTGTTAAGACTGGCAGCAAAGAAGATGAATCACTCTGGGCAAATAGCAACGGCTGCCAAAGGTGCGTTAGCAGTAACCACTACACATTCATTGCTTGCCGATGCTATAAAAAAAGAAATTGGAATAAAGAATGTTTACATCGTACCGAACGGAATAGACACAAACGAAGAACAATTCAAGATACATGACAGGCAACAAGATGTGACCACTTTCGGTTGGTCAGGGTCAGTAACCCACTTTGAGGATGTATTGGAAATGTTTGAATCATTGCTTGGTATGTATAAGAATCATGACAATTTTAAAATAGTATATGGCGGTTTTGAATCGCAGGATATGACAAGTCAGGCAATGGCAGGGATACTAACCGCAAAAGGTATAGCAAAGCCAGAGCAATTTAGTTACTATGCAGCCTGCGATGTTAGTCAATATGCTTTATTCTATGAGGCTATTGATGTGGCATTGATACCATTAAGGAACAATCGCTTTAACAATATGAAATCAAACCTCAAAATGTTGGAGGCAGGGTTTAAAAAGAAGGCAGCCATTGTTTCAAATGTGTGGCCTTATAGCGAGATAATAGCTGATAATTGTTTGAAGGTAAACCACAAGAACGATTGGTATAAGCAAATGACTAAGTTATTAAAAAACCCAAATATGATTGCAGACCTTGCCGAGAAGTTATATGAGTCAGTACAACCATACGAGATTAAAAATATAGCAGAAACCCGATTTAATATTTATAAACAATGTTTGAATTAACACTTATGATTGGCATATCACTACTGGTTGTGGTGTTTATGTCGTTAACATCCATCCCCGATTGCTTGGATTTTAAACCATTTAATTGTGCCACTTGCTTATCATTCTGGGCATCAGTTATTGCAATGACCTGTTTAATTTATTTGCCAGAACTAAAAGACCTTATCACCATATTAAGTTATGGAGGATATGCAGTTTATTTGGGTATGGTAGCAAAACGAATATTGTTTAAGATATGAAACAAACAGCAGTAGAGTGGTTAATAGAACAATTTGCTAAATATTATGCAATACACCAATTAGATGAAGAGATTGAACAAGCCAAACAAATGGAGAGGCAGCAGAACGAATATACATGGATTGCAGGCGCAGAATATGCTTTATCATTTTTGAAAGATAAGACATCAGAAGATTCTAAAGAATCATTTGAACAATACTACAACGAAACATACGGAGGTAACAAATGAGAACCTACAAAGACATATATTCAGACCTATGTGCCGACACAGGGCATAGGCATACGCTGAAAGAGTTGCTCAAGATATTTGAATCTAACTCCGAATGGATAGGCAAGACAGAGCAGTTATTGAGATTAAGGGAGTTGATACTTGAAATCACAGGCATACGGCCAGGAACTTGTCCTGGTTGCAACTTGGAAACCCTTAAGAATATGTTGCGATTCCTTAATAAATATGAAGCAGAAAACCCTATAAACCCAATTCAAAATGAGCCTGATAGCAATGGCGGTGTTCGACACCGAAGAAAACCAAAGAAGTAAATATACAAAAGTAACTCTTGAATGCTTAGAGCATACAGTTACCGACCACAGGATTATAATTGTGGACAATGCTTCATGCGAGGAAACCAAAGAATTGTTAAAGGCTTGCCCATTTGAGGTTATAACCAACACCGAGAATGTAGGCACGGCAAAGGCAATCAATCAGGCATGGGCAAAGAGAGAACCCAAACAACATCTTATCAAGATGGACAACGATGTTGACATTAACTATATTAACTGGGTTGATGAGATGGAGGAAGCTATTGAACGTGACCCATTAATTGGCATACTTGGATTAAAAAGAAAAGACCTGATGGAAAACCCATTCCGCAATGACATGTATAGGTCAGAACTGCGGATGCTTCCTCACTATAAGGGTCAAAGATGGATAATAGTTGAAGATGTGGCTCACGTTATTGGCACTTGCCAAATGTATAACTACCGACTAATTGATAAGATTGGAGGCATGATGCAACCTGGAATATATGGATTTGATGACACACTCGCTGCGGTTAGGTGCAAGGTATCGGGATTCCGCAATAGTTTCCTGCCACATATTGAGATTGACCATATCGATACAGGCGAGAATCCATATCAAAAAGAAAAGGAAAGACTTGCAGGAAATGACATGGCAGAGTTTAACAGATTAAAGGATGATATATTAATGGGTAGGCTTAATCCTTATGTGGGAATATAAACTCTATTAATAATCAATATTATATTAATTAAAATAATTATATTTGAACTATGCAATTACTACCAATTAAAAAAATAGTAGCTAACCCAAACAATCCCAGAGTAATAAAGGATGACAAGTTTAAGAAGTTGGTACAATCAATTAAAGACTTCCCTAAGATGTTAGAACTAAGGCCGATTATTGTAGATGAGGACAATGTAGTTCTGGGTGGCAATATGCGCCTTCGAGCCTTACAAGAATTAGGCATTAAAGAAGTTCCTGTATTATATGCAAATGACCTTACAGAGGAACAGAAAAAAGAATTTATCATAAAGGATAATGTAGGTTTTGGTGAGTGGAATTGGGATGTATTATCAAATGAATGGGTAAATGATGACTTATATAAATGGGGTATAGATATTCCAGAATGGCAATCATTAAATGAATCAGAATCCGAATTAAATAAAAGTGATTTAAATATACCTAAATCAACTGATGATGACTATTCAGTTTATGAATTAGTAATGTTACACGAAAATAAATTACTATTATTAGAAACATTAAATAAGATAAAAACTAATTATCTATTTGAAAAACAAGAAGATGCATTAATGGAATTAATAAGAATTTATAATAAATATAATTAAGATGAAACAAGAAACAAAATCATTTATTAATTTTATTAATCCTGATAAAGGTTTGATTTTTAATGATGATAAACATGAAAAATATCCGCTTAGATATTACCATGTAATTAATGGAGATGGATTTGAATTAAATGAAAAAAATAGTTATTATGGATTCATTTATTCTGGTGAAGCAATTTTAAAAATTGAAAATGGAATACAATGTATTTTAGTTAAAGATACATATTTTACTCATTGTGGTAATTTTAGTTTATGTGGAATATTCAAAGCAGTAATTATTGAAGTTATTCATGATGGTGGAATTTATAAAAAAGATAATTTTAAATCAATGACTGCAATTGGTGGTGTTGTAGAAGATATTGGAAGATTAAAATATATTGATGGTTGCACAGATAGTTTATTATTATCACCTATTAAAAAAGGCAATCCATGTCTAAACCATTTGCACTTTCCAAAAGAAATAGAGCAAACACCACATACACATCCAAGTCATAGAATTGGTTTAGTAATAAGAGGAAGAGGCGAATGCGTAACACCATTTGGTAATTTGCCATTAGAAGAGGGATGCATATTTATAATTAAAGAATATGATGGAGTATCAGAGGCAATTGGATTAGATGGCAATATCTATGAAGCAGGAACACATAAATTTAATACTTATGAAAGTTCAATGGATGTTATTGCTTTTCATCCTGATAGTGATTTTGGTCCTATGGATGAATTTCATCCAATGATTAATAGAACAATAGTAAAAGGTATATCTGCTAATCAATTAGAAAATATAAGAACTAAGTAATGGCTAAAGTTAGAAAAAAAGAATATAAAGACATTAATGTATATGATGAAACCCTAAATAGAATTAGGCATATATATGATACTTTTGACAAAGTAGTTGTTTCATTTAGTGGAGGCAAAGATAGCACTGCGGTTTTAAATACTGCATTAGTTGTAGCAAGAGAAAAAAATAGATTACCATTAGAAGTTGTATTCTTTGATGAAGAAGCAATTCATCCACCAACTATTGAATATGTTGAAAGAGTAATGAAATCTAAAGATATAGATTTAAAATGGTATTGTTTAGAGTTTAAGCACAGAAATGCTTGTTCGAATGAAGAACCATTTTGGTACACATGGGATAAAGATAAAAAAGATTTATGGGTTAGAGATTTACCAAAATTTGCAATAACTGAACATTCAAAATTTAAAAAAGGGATGAGTTTCCAAGAGTTTTCTCCATATCTATATGATAGAAAAAATGGAAGTGTTGCAATGCTTACAGGTATTAGGACTCAAGAAAGTTTAAGAAGGTATCAAGTAATTGCTAAAAAGAAAAATGATGCTTACATAAATTCAACATCAGAATGTGGACAGAATCAATACAGAGCATTTCCTATTTATGATTGGAGTAGTGAAGATGTTTGGTTAGCAGTTCATAAATTTAAATGGGATTATAATAAAACCTATGATGTATTTAATCAAACTAAATTATATGGTGATTTTTTGCATCAAAGAGTTTGTCCTCCTTATGGAGAAGAACCTTTGCGTGGATTATGGATTTATTCAGAATGTTTCCCAGAGATGTGGCACAAAATGATTGATAGAGTTAAAGGGGTATCAACTGCATGGAGGTATGGGAATACAGAATTATATTCATCAGCAAAATCAAAACCTGATAATTTAACATGGAAAGAATATTTAGATGTAATTATTGATAGTTATGACCATGATAGTAAAAATGATGTTAAGAAAAATATTAATGGATATATTAAATTACATTACAATAAAACAAAGCAGTTAATTGAAAATGATACACCTCATCCTATTACTGGCGTATCATGGCAATGGCTATGTAGTGTTGCCATAAGAGGTGATTTTAAGGGAAGGCAATCAAATACACTAAATACTAATGCCGTAAAGCAAAGGGATAAATTAGGTATTACATTGCAAGAGGCTATTAAAATATATTCATAATGAGTACAGAAAAATTTATTAATACAGTTAAAAAATTTTTAGATTTACAGAATTGGATTAATGCTAAGAGTTATGAAGCATCATATCCACATTTCTATATTAATAAGAACAATAGCACAGACCCAGATTTTTTTGTTCATGTAATTGAATACATAAGACAATTCGGTATAGCAAAATCATTTTATAGTAAACAATACATATATTTAGAAATTGATGGCTATGAATACTGGGATATGGGAAGGCCATCACTAACTACTATAATATTAAATAAGGCAAAAATAAATGACAATGCTAAGTACAGAAGTCCAAAGCCTACATTGGAACAACATATAACATTAAGAGATAAATTAATTAAAAGAGATATTTATTTAAATACATTATTAAATAAAGATTTCAAAAGTGAATCAGATATTAAACAAATAAAGTTCCTATTAGATACCAAACGAAGGATTGAAGGAGGAGGGAAAAACATAATTGATAACTATAATCAAAAAGTAATATATGAATAAGTACGAAAATCAACCATTAAACAACATCATTTGGAGATTTAGAGAAGAACTATCCCCAAACAATTACAACCCAAATAAGGTTGCTCCACCAGAATTAAAATTACTAAAAGTAAGTATAATTGAAGATGGATGGACACAACCAATAGTTATAAATCCTGATATGACAATCGTTGATGGTTTTCACAGATGGACAGTTAGTGGTCATAAAGAAATATATGAGCTTACAGGAGGTTATGTTCCGACTGTAATGGTTCAACCTAAAGATAAAAGCCAACAACAAATGGCTACAATCAGACATAATAGAGCAAGAGGTACACATGGAGTATTAGAAATGAGTAATATTATTACTGATATGGTAAATAGTGGATTAAGTGGTGAGGAAATCATGAAAAGATTAGGCATGGAAAAAGAAGAGGTTGTAAGATTACTATTTAGAGCGGGTATTCCTAAAAGTGATATCTTCAAAGAAAAGAGTTTCTCAACCGCATGGAGTCCTAAATAGTGGTATGTTTATACCATTATATAAAAAAAGTGTTTAAAACAGGCTAAAATCAGGCAAAAATGTCAAAAAAAGGAGGAAGAATATCACCAGAAACAGAATGGAAGAAAGGCCAGTCAGGGAATCCTAATGGTAGACCAAAAAGTATTCATACAATATTAAATGATTATTTTTTATCTGAGTGTAATCTGAAACTAAGTAAAAGTCAAACAAGTGACATTATTCAAGTTATATTAGGTAAAACAAAAAATGAATTAATAGAGCTTGCAAAAAATGATGAGTTACCATTTTGGGTTAGTTTAATAGTTAAAAAAGCACAAAGGGATTATGAAAAAGGAAGCATTCATATTTTAGATGTTTTGTTTGATAGGGTTTATGGCAAACCAACTGAAACATTAAATCAGACAATTGTAGAGCAACCAATATTTGAACCAATTGATTTAGATGTTCAAGAAGACAACGGCACAACTTAAAATCAGAAAGTTAAGGAAACGATTAAGGATTATTCAAGGTGGTACATCATCAAGTAAAACATTTAGTATAATTCCTTTATTAATTCAGTATGCATTGCAAACACCAATGAGTGAAATAAGCATTGTATCTGAAAGTGTACCACATTTAAAAAGAGGTGCTATTAGAGATTTTCTTAAAATTCTAAATTGGACAAATAACTATAAAGAAGATAATTGGAATTTATCAAGTCTTAAATATGAATTTACTAATAAATCATTTATAGAATTTTTTAGCGCAGACCAACCAGATAAATTAAGAGGTGCAAGGAGAGATATTTTATTTATTAATGAGTGTAACAATATTAGTTTTGATTCATATCAACAATTAGCAATTAGAACTAAAAAATTTATCTATTTAGATTATAATCCAACAAGTGAATTTTGGGTTCATGAACATTTAATAAATGACCCAGACTCTGAATTAATTATTCTTACATATAAGGACAATGAGGCACTTGATGCTTCAATAATTAAAGAGATTGAAAAGGCCAAAGAAAAAGCAGCCACATCAACTTACTGGGCAAACTGGTGGAGAGTTTATGGGTTAGGTGAGATAGGTAGTCTGCAAGGTGTAGTTTTTGAAGATTGGGAACAAGTGGATGCCATCCCGAATGAGGCACAACTGATAGCACACGGAATGGACTTCGGGTTTACAAATGACCCTACTACATTGGTTGCAGTATATAAACAAGATGGCAAGATATGGATTGATGAGGTGTTATATCGAACAAACATGACCAATAATGATATAGGCAACTTCCTTAAATCCATAAACTTTGAACGCAAAGAATTAATTTGCGATAGTGCAGAGCCAAAGTCGATTGAGGAACTAAGGCTGCAAGGTTTCAATGTGCATTCTGCAATCAAAGGCCCTGATTCAATTAAGATAGGCATTGATATATTGAAGCGATACAAGTTAATGGTTACCAAACGAAGCACAAACCTAATCAAAGAACTACGAGCCTACACATGGGATAAGGATAACACAGGAACATATACTGGCAAACCCATTGACTACATGAATCACGCTATTGATAGCCTGCGATATGTAGGACTAAACAAGCTAAACAACCGACCATCGGGCAAGTATAGCACCATAACAATTTAACCCTTAAATTCTATTTAATTACGATGAAGAATTATTCCGAACTCACAATCAAACAATTCCTGAGGTGCAAAACTATTGCCGATTTGGAAACTGACCCTATAATGAGGAAGGTCAAGATGTTGGCTGAAATCGAGGGCAAGTATGTGGATGAGGTTGAGTCGATGCCTATTGGCGATTTATTAGCAAGGTTAAAAGGACTTGAGCAGATTGAGGCAATGCAACCTGACCAGAAGATTAAGTTAAAGTTCAAACTGGGTGGCAAGAGGTTTATAGTTAAATGGAGGCAACAAGATTTGACCGCTGCCCAATATATTGATGCAACACACTTCTGCAAAGAGCAGGATAAGATAATTCATAACATCCATAATATTCTGGCTGCATTGGTAGTTGAACGGACTTGGTGGGGTAAGGAAAAAAAGTACAATGGTGATAAGCATAAAGAGATTGCAGACCTATTCTATAATCAAATGAAAATCAGCACCGCATATCCAATCATGCTTTTTTTTTGCAAGTACTACGAGGCATTAGTAACCAATATGCTAACCTATTTGGGGGCGGAGGCGGAGAAGCAAATGAGTTCTATCAAAGATATGGTTGGATTGCAACGATAAATGACATGGCTAACAATGACAGAACGAAATGGGATTTTTACTTCGATATGAATGTTACCGAGTTTTTGAATACCGCATCGTTTTATAAAGATAAATCAGACAATGACAACCGCAGAGCAGATAGGCAGTAAATACGGACAAAGCACAGATGACTTTGCAACGGCACAGGGCAATACCCTGACCGATATTGTATTGAGGTGGTGCAATGGTGGTATAGATTTGATGCGTGATAAGATTATAAAAAATACACGCACAGGAACAAGAGGTGCATTGGTTGCAAATATAGCACCTATGCCTGCAAAAGTTGGAGGCTCAAAAGTTAGCATTAATATAGTTGCAGGTAAAGATGGCTATTACTGGAAGTTTGTTGACAAAGGTGTTAGGGGTGTAAAGAAAAACAAGGCAGGCAACTCTCCGTATAAGTTCAAAACAATAGGTGCAGGAAAGAATATGGTTGATAGCTTCAAAAAATACATCGCCAAAACAGGCAGCAAAAGTATGAGTGGCAAGAAGCTAACCAGTAAGAATAAAAAGAAACAGGCAAGTGCAATCGATAAGGAGGCAAAGGCAATGGAAGTAGCTACAAAGATAGGAGGTATAAAGCCTGTTAACTTTGTGCGAGAAGCCACCAATAAAAAGAGGGTTGACCAATTAGTGAATGAGGTTGCCAAAGGATTAGGGGCAACTATTAAAGTAAGTATTAAACGAGCAGCAAATGAGTATAACAGTAAATAGCGAACCTGCTGAACATGGGGCAGGGTATAACCAACTTGTGTTTGATGTCACAAGTACACAAACCGCACAACCGAACTTCAACTTTGTGATTGATGTTTATGTGGGTGGAGTTAGGGTCAATAGGCAACTATACCCAAAACAACCAGCATCGACTTCATTAAAAGTTGATGTTTCACCTGTGGTTAGGAATTACTTGTCAGCCGATTTTCTGAACGCATCGAGTACATTATTATCCGCCAATACTGGTAGCAGATGCCCATATTATGTGCAGTTTGGTGAGGCATATAACAACGCATCAGGAACATTGATTATCTATCCTGACCTAACAAAGAGCAATGATAAGTTTGCCTACAATGCCGTATTTGATTTTGAGGAATTCGGCAAGTTTGAATTTTCAAAGATGAACATTGCCTCTGGGTTTACCTTGCAGGAGAGCATCCCTAATTACAAGTATGCAGGGCAATACAAGACAATTACCTACTTTGACCCTGTAACGAAGATTGAGGGTATTGTCAGCAATGGCAGTCCGAATGTTTTGTTGACTGGCGAATATGCAACCATAATGCCACCAACGTTATCGCCAGGATTAGGCATCACAGGAACAGGCATCCCTGCAAACACAACTATTGTGAATGTGGCATACAATGCAGGGTTAGGCTCTAACATTATTGTGCTATCAAATAACGGCACATCGAATGTAACAACTACTTTGACCGCAAGCAGAAGATTGAGCCATATAAGAGTGAAGCAATATGATAATGCAGGCTCTTTGCTTGTTACCACAACTGAAGGAATAAGTCAATCGGGAACAACCTATGTTTACAATGTAAATGCAGAAAAGGTAAGCGGATTTAGTTTGAACGCAAATACTGCCTCTCCTTTTT